ACCATCAACTGTCAAAACACTCCCGTCGTCCGTGACCTCAAGTGAAGTAATTTTTTTCAAAGAAATGTTGTTGGCGGGATTGATTGCTCCTGTAGTAGAAACAAAATCACCAATCGTCAGCCCATATAATTTTTCTACGTTTATTCGCTCGAAAAAAATCGCTCCAGGTCGAGGTTGAAAAGCCGAAAGTCTATTGAAGTGCTTTACTTGAACATCAGAAACAAACGGCCCGCTCCAACCGGACAACATGAGTTTTAAAGCCAATGTCATTCCATTGCCCTGTAGACGAACGCCGCGCTTGACCTCGGTCCCTGCGTTATGAGCCGCTTGAATCGAGTTGAACATGGCGCGCGTCACGCCCGTCAGCGTATTGCCACTGATTCCAGTATAGGCAAAGATTTCGTCGTCGATTCGAAAAATTCCTGAACAGTTCGGGTCTATGTTGCCTTCTGGATCGGCAGCAGACAAAATAAATTCAGACGCGTCCTGAACGTCAACCGTAGGCACAGGTCCAAACGCAGGAATCGGCGTTATTAAATTTGTGACAGATTCAATAAGAATTGCGCGACGCTTTTTGTCTTCAACTGCGGACAACATGAAATTTACAAAACCAGCACCCGCGTCTATGTCGTTCACAATTCCTCGAAAAACAATACTGTAATCCTCAGGGAAAGCCGTGTCTTCAAAACCAATCCAAACTTCGCACTCCGTTCCAATCACGTCGTCAATTTCAAATCCAGGCGAGATTAAACGGCTGATTTCCTCATTCTTGTCTATCAAAGACACGACCATTGAAGTGACCGTCGTGCCTTCTTTTCTGTCTGGAGCCAGTTTTTGAGATAAAGCAGTAGTTGTTGAGCCCCCTCCGTTGAAAGAAATGTAAGGGCTTTGTTCTTGGATTGCCCGAACTCCGCCAATAACCCACTCGTTTCCAATCTCAAGACCTGGATCTCCAATCCTTATGAGCTCAGAAATAGTCGCAGAACCAAAAAGTTTATCAAATTTAGTCAACTTAAAAACAATGTTGGGTTGAACCGATATTTTTCTGCTTGCGGCTTTTGCGTTTTCTGTGAGTTTTATCATTCGGAAAATGACTCCTCGACGATCAAATTATATTCCTCGCGGTCTATGCACATAAAATTTTGCACCGCAGGACTTCTCAATGGCAAGGCAATTTCTGTTTCGTCGTTTATGACCCTGTAAAGAACCAAATCTTCCGGATCAATCAGCCAGATTCTTTTTGGACTTCTTGCGGGAACGCTTGTACAAGCCGTCATAAGAAGGCAAATCAGTGTTAGTGCCGCCGTGATTTCTTTCGATTTTGCGTTGGTCACGTTCCTCAAGCCCTTCCTTGGCGTCTTTTTTGATTCTATTCTTTCTCATAAAAGTGACCAACGCCGCAATCATTTGCAGAGCCATCACCAGAGCTTCAAGAATCTTCATTTTTTGCGCAGTTCTTCGAGAGCTTTTTCCATTTCTTTCGTTCTTGGGTTTATTCCAATAGTTGGCAACCAAGACAAAACTCTCAAAAATTTATCTAAAAACGCATTCAGTTTTTCGTCGTCAGAGTGACTTGGCGTAATTCTGACAATGACAGTCGCAAGAATCGCCACAGTCATTCCAATCAAAGCCACAATTTGAATTACATCTGGAATCTTTTGCAGAAATTCTTGCATTTTCTACTCCTGGTCGGGGTGTCTAAAGGTCTGACCATCATAAATCCACTTGAGACCTACAATGTCGTCATCATTTAAGATCAATTTTTCATGTTCTGGATAATTTACATTCGCAAACTCTAAGTCTGCTATAATTATATTTTCAACAATTTGATTTCTAATTAAAGCAATTTTCATTTTAAGCTCCTATGTAATTGTGAACAATAACTATGCCTGGAACTCCAGCTCCTCCTGGCATAAATCCTGACGTTCTGGCGGCTCCTGATCCGCCGGCACCATATCCTGTTCCATCAACTCCAGGAGAAGATCCATTCACAGCAGTCAACGATCCTCCAGTGCCAAAAAATGATGAACCTCCCATCCCTGGCACGCACAAAAGGGAAGCAGGACCGCCTCCATTTCCTCCGGGCGATCCATCTCTTCCATATATTATAACTTCGGACGATGAAAACGATCCCCCGATTGCTCCAAACGTTGAATTAGACGCAGCAGAAGCGCCTCCGTCGGCATTACCAAAAGATCCAAAAGACGAATCTCCCCCTACAGTTACCGCAACAGATGAAGGCAAAGAAGAGGCTGGAATATAAATTCTTACATAGCCGCCGCCTCCTCCTCCGCCGCCGCCGCCAGATGTGTTTAGATTTGATCCATTGCCTCCACCGCCTTGAATTTCAACTTCAACCCAAAGCAAGTTTGCTGGTTTTGTCCAAGTGCCAGATGATGTGAATGTATTTATGGTTTTTGCTACAGCTCCGCCGCCACCGCCTCCAATGTCACCGTCGATAATTGCCTGACGAAGCGTTTTGTTGATTGAATTTGCAGCAACATACACTTGATCGTCGCCTGGCAAAGACGAAATTGGCGCGCCAGCATTTGTTAAATCTGTCTCCGTTTTTATATCTTGGCGTTGAATTTTGCTCATTTATTCACCTCTGAATCTGATATACGAAACGCGAACCGTTTGTCCTAGTTGTGGTGCTGCAGAAAAAGTTATGTCAGAGCCTGAGATCGTGTAGTCGACCCCAGGCGTCTGTTTTAAACCGTCGATATAAACGTCCACAGCGTCATTCTCAAGTGGTGTTTCCGCAAGAGAAAATTGAGTATTTGATCCGTCAATGGTGCCCGAGGGCGTTTCATCTACCCAAAATCTTTTCAACCACAGCGCATTTAATCTCGACACGGCATCATCTCCTAGTAACTATATTGAACTTGAACAACATCGCCAGCCACAAGAGGCGAGTTTCCGCCAGGCAACAAGTCATTCACAAAATCAATGCGAGTCTTGCCGCCTTGACCGCCAGTGTAGTTGACAGTGTAGTCATAAGAAGCACCCTCAAAAAGAACTGGAGCACCTCTGACCATGAAATTCACGCTTCCAACCTGCGCAACTTCTGCCAAATCAATGTATTGGTTTGTGATATCTTGAGCCGTTAGCACAAAAGTCTGCTTAGCCATTGCTGTGATAGTGATTCCAGAAGGAGACTTCTCCCAAACTGTGCCGTTGTAAATCACCAAATCTCCAGCCAAGAAACTGATTGATCCAGATCCTAAATCCTGAGTCCCCGCCACAGAAACTCTGTAAACATCTCCTGCGTTTCCGGTTCCGTCGGCGAGAGTCGGAGTGTTAGCGGCGGCGTTCCAGCTTCCTTTGTATTCCATGGCCGAGTTTGGCAACTGAGCCGCTGGAATTTTTCCGTTTGAATCAAGAGACGCCACGCCGTCTGCTACGCCTATTTCGGATGAGTCAATTTTGTTGTTTAGCTGAGTTTGAATTGGGCTTGTAACGCCAGCCAAACGCTGAAAAGTAGCGTTATCTACAGAACCGTCAGCTATTTTGTTGGCGTCAACTCCGCCGAATACTTTCGAATTCGTGACCGCCCCGTCCGCAATCTTAATTTCTGAAACCGCTCCGTCGGCAATCTTCGGATTCACTACTGAATCATTTTGAAGAAATTTACTTATAATTTGTGCCATGCGTTTCCCTCCTCAGAGAAATTGTTTAATAGACATAACTGATTCTGAGTTTGTCTCCAACCGCAAGCAACCCATCAAATCCTAAACCGGTCCAAGATATTGTTGAACCGCTCGCGTTGAAATCATCCCCATAAAAACCAATCGTGCCTCCTGCTACATCGACACAAATTTCTGTCGGAGCAACTGGACTATGGGCCAATGTTAGAGATTTCGCTGCAATTTCTGCGTTGGTCAAAGTCCTGTATTCAACCTTGAAAACTCCAGTCGGGATTGGAGGAGGAGCCAGAACCCCACCAGTCAAATAAAAAACATCGACAGTTTGTCCCAAAACGGGAGGAGTTGTAAGCACCACATTGAGTCCAACCAAAGAAAATTCGTCCGGTCTTAGCGCAACCCCGTCGACATAAACAATCACAGATTCATTCGTAGCTGGAACAAAAGACAAAGGTCCAAAAGTTGTATTTGATCCATTGATCGCGCCCGCCGGAGTTTCATAATATCCAACAGTCGTGTCCCCTCCAGCTCCGCCGCCAGCAATGACTTGCCAACGATTTAAAGCATTGTCTCGGCGAACCATCATGGCCGCTTGATCGTCTAACTCAAAATCATCCCCGCCAGGAATAATAAATCCCAACGCGCCTGCGTCGTGAACGACATTCACAGGCCCGCCAGTTTTGTTCACAATAATCTGAATCTTGTCAGAATCGGAACCCGCAGCCTGTATTCCCACGAGATCAACAATGTTTGATCCCGTAAACTCATATACCAACGCATCGACATTCAGCAGAGTTGCGCTGGGCACATTCGTCGTCGTGTCCACGAATGTTTGTCCCTGAAATTTGCCCAGCGTTCGCAGACCGTTTTCAAATGTTTTGAAGCCTGCAAATGATTGAGCAATAGTGTTCACCAATCCTCGAATTGATGTCGTTGCGTCGGGAACGTCAGCCGACACATTCAAAGATCCAAAATCCGGAGACGCAGGAATAGTCGGTCTGTTTTGTTGATCGAAAACTTCCAAATAAAAAGCATCAAAATCCTGTGTTGTATCGAAAGTGTGAGCGTTTTCCGTGCCATCGAAAGTGAAAAAAAACAAAGTCCAAACGCCCGCAGATTCGGTCAATCGCCCGTAGATCCGCAAGCCCTGATCGTTTTCTAAAGGAGTTCCGTTGGCTGGATTAAAAAGTTGAACTCGGTTTGAAGGAGGGTCTGTTATAACGCCGACTGTGGTTGTGTCTCCGCCAGGACTTTTTCCCGCAAAACTTGTTGAAACATCCATTGAGTTTGCAGCTGGAGCCGTCTCCGAAAAACCTTGCCAAACGGCTGAAAATCGGTTGAATTCCGTCAAATTTGCTGCGCTGATGGGAGGACCCTGCCCGTCAACTCCCGAGTGATTGTGACCAGATACTCCATCAAACAACGCAACCAAAGCCTGTACGCGCTCGCGCACAGAGTCGTTCGGCGCTCCAACAATGTCAGACGCCCAAGTAATTAAATAATTGAACACCTGATTGGTTGGAATTCCTAACGCCGAAGCCAAGGCATTGATATTTTTTTGCACGTTTATGACATTTGCGCCCGATTCCGCTAAAGCGTTTTCTAAGTCAACGCGTCCAAGCGTATTCGTGTCTGTGGTGCGCGACATAAGACGCGAGTTAAACGTGGTTTGGTTGGCGAGCTGTCCGTTTTGTACTGCCATTATTCAATCACCTTTCTGAAAGTCAAAAGGCCTGTTTCGTAGAAATCATTTGCGCCCTTCATGTTTTGAATTTTATATCGAACTCCGTTTCTATCAACAGATGTTGAATCCAACAAAAGTTCAAAGTAATTCTCACGATCATCAACGTCAGGCATGAATTCAATTTTTGCCTTCGTGACTATGTAATTCATAAAGTTTCTGAGGTCTTGACGCCCTGTTGGGTTCTCAAAAAAAGGAGTCATTTTTAAATTCGTGCGGTCTGTAGCTCCGCGAATGACACACTCCATTCGTTGTCCGTCACCAAATTCCAAAGTCTGAACGACGCCGTTGGCCGAGACATTCACGCTAGCGGACTCTTTCACAAGGTTGTCCTCTAAAGCTAAATAATTATCAAAAGTAAGTTGTGGACGATATTCGAAGCCCGCGGCCGAATCTCCGGCGTACGAATTTCCCCCAGTTTTGTCGGTCAACGTACTGAATCCAGCCAAGTCCCAAATTGCAACGGCTTGTTGGCTTCCCGTCGCACAAAGCAACTCAAAATTGTTTGGCGCACTGATTGTCAGAACGCGAGTTTGCCTGTTCACAGCAACCGTGTATTGTTGAGTTCCGGCCAAAGTCATTCGTTCTTCTATTTCTTTGGCAAAACCAGTCAAAGTGTAGTCGTTTATTCTTAAAAAAGCTGTTTTCTCGGGACCGCCTTCAGAAAAGTTGATCGCATAGTTTTCGCGAGTGATGTTGAATCCGTAGTAAAAAACTGACAGCGTGTTTATGCGGCTCATGCGTTCCTCAATCTTAATCCCATACCGCGATCGAAAGCCTCATTGATTGCATCAATAATTTCTGCACCCGCTTCGGCTTTGTTTGACCAAACAGGCCCGCTAAAATTTAAGTGAAAAGTGATCTGCTGCTGCGGTTGTTGTTGTTGTGTTTTCAGAAATTCGGTCAAATCTTCGTTTGTTTTCGCCGGAACTACGCGCTCCCCAGGAGCCAAAACGGCAGGAAAATTGTCTTGTGTGCCAACTCCTGGAACCGAATCCATACCTCTTTGCAAACCTATGCCAGCAATTTTGCTCACGTTTGCGAAAGCCTGCGCTCCAATTCCGGCGGCGGCGGCAATGTTTGCGGGATAAGGCACTCGAGCCAAAGCGTTTTGAATCGCCAAGTATGCGTCTATTGTGGCTTGTGTTATTGCTCCGGCTTTGCCTATAGCCGCCAGTTCTTTGGTTTTGGCGTTCTGCAAAGACGCCAATCCGCCAAAAAACGTAGAATATCCCTGAAGTCGTGCTTTATTTATGGCTTCTTCTTGTTTCGCAAGATCGCTTTGAAGTTTCATTCTCGCAAGAGCTTGTTCTTGATCCAATTGCTGACGCGCCAAAGCCAGTTCTGCGGCATCTAAATTTGATTTTTCTAACATTGCGCGCTGCTGTTCGAAAAAGTCTAGCTGCGATTGCAGTTTTGCCGACTTGTATGTCTCGAAATTAATCAAGTCGTTTTCGTAGGCGAGTTGAAGAGCTTCTTGCTGCATTTTATAGCCGTCAGTGACTGAAACGGCTTGATCGAAAAGCTGTTTTGCAAACGCTTCGGCTTGCGCGGCTCTTGCTTGTTCAGCCGCCGACAAAGCCTTTACGGCCGAAGTTTGATTTTCAATCGATGCTGTAGTCTCAACGGTTGCGCCTTGAATGCCGTACATTGCGCCTTGAGCAGTTCCAAGCAAATCCGTAAACATATCGCTCAGATTGCCGAGCATTGACGGACCAGAAACGGCTTTGTTCAAGTCTTCCCATTGATTTTTTGTGTGCTCAAAGACGTTTGAGTTATCAAGAGATCCGTCAAGAACGTCGACGACAAATCTTAAAGAATCGGCCAAAGCGTTTATCGGCAGAAGCAAAGTTCTAAGCCCCGCTTCCATTACTCGCACAAACGTGTCAGCAGCTTCTGTGGCTAACACCAATCCTTTCAGCGTCATTATAATTCCCGACCCAAGAGAATCGCGCATTGAGTTTCCGGCTTTGGTTGCGTTTGTTGTCAGATCAAATAAAATTTTTGACAAATCTTTCACCACGGCTATGACGACATTGTTTTTGACAACTACGTCGCCGAGTGATTGAAACAGATTGCCGAAATTTGTTCTCAGAGATTTAATAGCTCCAGCGAATGTGTTCATAGCTCCGGCCGAAGCTCCTCCGAATCTTTCATTCAGAGCGTTTGTCACTATTTCTAGGTTTTTCGTCTTGTCTTTCGTAAGATCAAGCTGAATTCCCATTCTTTGCAGACCAGCTCCGTTGCCGTTTATGGCTTTTGCGATTGCGTCGTTTGCGGTACTTAAATCCTTGCCCAAAGCTGCCGACAAATCCAAAGCCGAACTTTGAGCGCGCTTCAAACCATCAGCATCCAAACGCGTGAGCGAAGACAACATCGCCAAATTGCCAGCAATTACGGCATCATCCACGCCCGAAAGCTGCTCCATGGTTGCGATGTAATCTTCAAGATCTTTTTTTGCTTCGAGAGAAAAATTGCCCGACAAAGCCAAAGAATTCGAGAGTCGAACCATCGCTTGTTCAAACTCTTGAGCTTCAGTAATGCCGCTCGAAAAATTCCCGACAAAAGCTCTGATTGCTGATCCGGCAATTTCTGCGCCTTTGAGAACAACGCCCGCCAAAGTCGCGCCGGCAAACACGTTCATGATGTTATCGAATCTGCCGACGTTTTTTGTCCCATCTTTGGAAAAATTCTCGACGGCTTTGTTCATGCCGTCCATTGCGGCTCGGGTTGTTTTTTCGGATTGTTCGAGGGTTTTTAAAAGTGTGGCGTTTTGCGCTTCGATTTTTATGACTAATTCTTCAAGTGTTGCCATTCGCCCACATCTCCTCAAGAAGAATCGCGTCAGTCACAGACATTGGTTTATCTTTGCCGACGGCGTAATTATAAATTGCGTACCACTCGGCAAAAGTTAGCTGCCAAAAATCAGACGGACTCAGGTTTAGTTTAGTGACTGCCATTCCCAGAAGCAAGTGCCACGGCATAGGTTCAGGCCCAGGATCTTTTCGTCTAGCTTCTAGCTTTTTTTTTGACTTTCTGTAAGTTCAGGCTGCGACATATCTCCGGCTGTGATCTGACCAATGAACTCCAGCAAAGGTCCTGCAACGGCCATGCCCTCTTTCATAACAAGCTCCCAAATTTTTTCGAGAGAATGTTCTTTTTTGGCCTGACAGTGATAAATCACCTTGGTCAAGTCCGTGATGGCTGGCAGTTGTTTTTTGGACAAATTGAAAGCCAACATCGGAAGACCGTAGCCAAGACTGCCCTCCAAATTTGCGCAGTTTTCAAACGTCGGACGGAGCAGAATCTCTACCCCGCCCACCTTAACTAATTTTTCATTCTTCAAAGGATTGCTCATGCCTTTATGCAAACGTATAAACGGTCACAGGTCCAGAACTTTCGGCACTTACTGAATAAGTACCTTCTGCGTCATAATCACCAGACACTGAAAGCTCCGTGATCTTGAAGCAACCTTCGTAAACTCGGCCAGATTTTGCGTCAACCAACGCCAAGCACGTCAAACGATTGGCAACAAAATCAGCAAAGAATTCTTGGAACACAAGCTCATTGGTCCAAACTCCAGAACCCGACATAGAAGCGGAACGAATCCCAGCTCCATCGAGCATTGAAGACCACTCGTCAGAATCGACGTTCGTGATGTCGACAGCTTCAGAGCTCAATCCGAATTCTTTAGAACGCAAGCCTCCAAGATTTCTGAAAACCAAAGCCTTCAAAACAGAAGAAGTCGCGTCCATAACGATTGCCGAACCTTGCAAAGTCGCTTTTATCGTAATGGTGTTGGCGTCGATAATCTCTCGAACGATATAAAAATCGTCCGTATTAATCACAGTGTTTGTTCCGACATCAGAAAACAAGATAATGTCCCCGACTTTTGCGCCGTGACCCGTGATTTCGATATTCGCGCTCGCGTTGGTTGTTTCGATGGCTGTGAATTCTTTGCATTTTTTGAGCAATAAATCCTTCCCACCAACTTCATTCTGTGCAGTATTGCAATTTGCCATTTTTAAGCCTCCCCTATCATAAGGTTAAATCTTTGAATTCCGTGCATTGTAACGTTGTCGGCATCGACGATGACTTCAACGAAAATCTGTCTGAAGTTGATGATGTTCCACCCGTCAATACAGATGTTAACTGTATGAAGGAGACGATCAATCTCCGCCTGTATTTCCTGGACTTTCTTACGGCCTCTGTTGTCCGACTGATCCCAGACGTGGATCGTCAGTTCTGCCTCAAAGCCTCTGTGAGTGTGACTTGAACGGTCTGTGAATGTTGCGTCCCCGATGGTCACATACGGAAACGCCTCATCTTGAGGAACATAGGCTGAATCATACACGCCAGTAACTAACCCCATCAGAACGGGATCACTCGTCAGCTCAGTCCATAGAGTTTTCTGAAGTTCTTTAGGAGCCCAGGTCATGAAATAAGCCTTTTTATGAGGTTTTGATAAGCCGTGCGGCTGATTTCTTTTAATTTTTTTGAAGTCAATTTGACGGCGACCGACAACCAAGGACGAGCGTCCATTTGTCGCGTTCCGAACTCAAGCCAAGCTCCGTATTTCAGATTCGTGCCGACAAGAAACGAATTTCCTTCGCCTTTTTCAACTTTGATTGACTGAACCAAGCGACCAGTGTCGGTATTGGGCGGGCTTCCAGGCGGAGCCGCATTGACAATTCGCTTCGGGTTGTATCTTTGTCGGCGAGGCCCGTCTTTGTTTTCGTTCAATAATTTGATTGCGCCGTTTCTGATCTCCAAAGCAATTAAAGCATTCGTTTGACGGTCGAGCTCGTCGAGGTTCTTTCGAATATCAACGAATTTTTTCAGGCCGTTTTTAGAAAAAACAGATGCCGAAAACTTCACGACGCCACTCCTTCACGCGCTCGAATCAAAATCCACCACTCACGCTCGTCTACATATTGTACAGAATGAATGTGAAATAATCTGTCATCATATCGGATTCTGTCTGCTGCTTTTTGAGGCAAATGATCCAAAGTATTTCTGATGATGATCTCGTGATCGTAAACGTCTTCCAATTTTTGAGCAAAAACGCGCTGTGCGCCAGACTTTGGCGTGATCTTGGCCCAACATTCTTGTACCAAATTCCATTCCAATGTCGCGCCGCCCTGACCGTCAGGCGTTTGCTCGAGTCTTTCGAGGGCAATTCTATGTCGAAGTTCCGCAATTTTAATATCCATTGAACCCCAGACGAGTGCGTTTGTACGGTTGGCAAAGCAACGCAACAGCCGACGGAATCGCAACCTGCTTTTCGTCTCCCCTGTGCTCATATAAATGCGCGACAAGCTCTAAGACGGCCTGTTTCAAACTGCTCGGCACATCTGACGCCGCGCTGGCAATCCCGCAGATCATTTTAATTTCTATGCCATTTAATTTTCTTAAAATAGTTGTCGGCCAAACACCGCCCAAAGGCAGAGCAATTCGGCCAAAAGTCCCAGAATTATCAAAAATGTAATTGCTGCTGGGAAACAATTGTGCAACGCCGTCGTCGGCGTATGTGTTGAATTCAGTAATGGATTGAACTGGACCTATCAGAAGCTCAATTTCTCCGGCTCCGGCGTAAAGTTCCGAAATAGGCAGCTCTCGAACTCCGTCCCACCAAATATTGCGCGCGCGCGTAGGCCATGTGTCCAGGTACTGCGCCCAAGTTTGAGAAATAAATTTCTGGTCGCAGAATTCCTCAAGCCTTTGCGTTGCGGCCTTTATCATTGTGTCGATTCGTCCGTCCTCGAGGTTTCCGTCCACTCGCAGATAATCTTTTGCTTCTGCGACTGTCACGGGAGTCTCGGCGGGCGGCACCAACAACTTTGTTGTCGCCATCCTTTGGCTCCTCCATAGGAACTGCCAATCCAAAATTGATGAACCTTTGCGCTTCTTGCGTCTCAAGTTCATAGCCCAGTCCAGCTCGCAAGATTTCATTGCGGCCATCAGCAAATCGGACCGGCATATTGGTCAGCATATAAATCCATTTAGTCATCATTCACCTACAAAAAAGAGGCGGGTCTCATTTCACCACAAAGGCTATCCCCCAACCCGCCTCGACCAGATCTAAAATAGATTGGTTACAAAGGAGGCATTTTTTCTGGATGTTGAGACACCGCAACGACGCAACAAGGAACAGAAACTGTTCCAGAAACGTCTAATTGCAGTCGCGCATATCGTTTTCCGCCTCGATATTCAACCAAGTGCGATGACGATTGCTCCGCAGGAGTGTCTAGCTCTTTTGCCAAAGGAGCCACGCCTTCATACACCTCAGTTACGTCAACAAAAGTCACGTTGTCGTCTGAGTGCTGCAATTTCAATCCGATTTTGTTCGTATTGCTGAACGCAAAAGCGCCGACAGATACGATAAAACCCAGAGAATTGAGATCCTGGCAGTCAACTTCAACTGTGTTTACGTCAGCCGTAACAGTTTGAGGTGCCAAAACCATTTTGTGATATTGTCTAAGTTTTTGATTCTTCCACATATTACACTCCAACTTTCAGAAGTTTAATTGCTTCAAAGTTTTTAACTCCGCCGCCGACTCGTTTTGTCGTATAGAACTTGACAAAAGGTTTCGCAGTGAACGGATCACGCAAAACTCTGATTCCGATTCTGTCGACGATTTGATAAGCCTGTCTCATGTCACCAAAAGCAACCACAAGGTTTCCGCCCGCTACTGTTGGCATATCTTGGAATTCAACAATTTCATATCCAAGCACAGAAC